GTTTGACAGTTTACTAGATGAGATTCAATCTCAATAAATATTAATGATAATGCGACTCAGTCTCAATAAAAATTTAAAAGGGGGGGTGGGGAGTCAAGACACACACACAGTCATATACATATATACATATATCAGCCCTTAAAAAAATTTATGCCTCAAAAGCCCAAACAATCCACACCAGAAGAAATCGAACTTAAATCGAGCATACAAGAAGCCATCAAGGAGATTGCCGCCGACAAGGAGTTGCAGAAGGTCAAGAGTCTATCCCGTCACAACCCTATGAAAGTCGCGGAGATATTGTATCTTTATAGTATCGGCAAAAGCCAGACTCAAATCGTCAAGAAGTACAATATACAACGCTCTACGGTGATACAAGTGCTAGTAGATTACGCGGACCACTTGGGTCAACTGAGGGACGTAGCTGGCAAAATCGCGGCAAAGAACTATATGCAGTTGAGTTCATTGGAGGAGGATCTAGTAGATAAAGTACGAGATAGGTTAGAGAATGACCCCGAGATGGAGGTATCTTTCCGGGATCTCAAGGAGCTATCTATAGCAAAGGCTAACGCATTCCGGGAAACTATGACCACTAGGGGAGAGGCTACTAGTATATCTGAGGAACGTAAGGTGATTACCCAAGAGGATTACGAGGATACCCTCAAGGCAGCTAGGGAGCGTTTAGAGGCAATGAAACGAGTTGACGAGGCGGAGATAATAGAAGAGTCAGATGATTGATGAAGATTACGATGACCTCTTTGACCGCATCCGAGGAAACCTCGGCGAGCACTTTAGTAACTATATGTTTATAGTTATGGACGATGACGGCGATTTATTCTATGATTATACTAACCATAGGGTAGGACGTATGCTACTTAGCGAAACCAAGGTAGATATGGACGGAGACTTAGATGCTCTAGATATTATATGGGAAGCTGAAGAAGAAGAAGAGGAGGAAGCTGATGGAACTGACATTTTCTAAGCATCCGTTCTTACAGCCTCCGACTGACGAAGAGATTATTCTCTTAGCAGAGAAGGACCCAAAATTACTAGAGGATTTGTACACAGCCCACGAGGGACGTATACAAGCATCTGAGGAGGATCCTATCCGTTACGGTTTTGATCTAGACGGCTGGGAAAGAATGAGACTCAGTCTCAATAACTACAATGAGTGCCTAGTACTAGGAGGGAATAGAAGTGGTAAGACCACTGGCTGCGCTAAAGTAATAATGCAAGCAGTAATGGACAACACTGATGGTCATATTGTATGCTTCAGTCAAAACGCCGATACCTCTGTTAAGGTACAGCAGTCCGCTATATGGTCTATGATGCCCCGTGAGTTTCGTAAGAAAACAAAAAGTATCGAAGGTTATATAAATTATTCTATGCAAAATGGTTTCACCGGTAGTAGTTTTATCTTTCCAGATACTAGAACACGAGTAGATTTCAAAACTTACACGCAGTACAGTAATAATCAAACCATCCTAGAAGGTTTCGAGTTCGGTTTTAAAAAACCAGAAACCTTAAACGTAGGGGCTTGGTTAGACGAGTACCTTGGGGACGCGGCTCTAGTAAATACATTACGGTTTAGATTAGCTACTAGAAATGCTAAGATGGTAATTGGATTCACTCCAATCGATGGTTACACTCCTTTCATCAACGATTACTTAAAGGGAGCCGAAACTAAGAAAACTAGAAAGGCTGAGTTACTAAAGAATAAAGAAGTACCTATAGAGCAGTACAGTCCAGAGAGAGATGCTGGAGTTGTGTATTTGCATTCAGACGAGAACCCATTTGGCGGGTACGAACGTATAGCGAAAGACCTCAAGGGCAGACCCGAAGAAGAGATTATGGTACGTGCTTATGGAGTACCGGTAAAATCAATGACAAGTCTGCTACCATTATTTAACACAGAAGTAAATGTATTATCCGAAGTACCCAATAAAAACAAAAGAAGATTTCCAGACATCACTGATAAGTCCAACTATAGTTGTTATCAAGTGGTCGACCCCGCCGGAGCAAGAAACTATGTTGCAATCTGGGCGGGAGTTGATAGAGATAATAACGTCTATATTCGTAAAGAGTTCCCCGACCGTGATACATACGGAGAGTGGGCAATTTTTGGCGATCCAAAGTGGCGTTTTGGTCCAGCCGCGAAAAAGATGGGGTACAATGTAGAGGGCTACGTAGAACTATTTAAAGAAATAGAAGAAGAGTTAGGAATTGAAGTAATCGAAAGAATCGGGGACTCTAGATATTTCGCACGTGAAAATGAGAACAATGATGATTTGTTCACTGCCTTCTATGATTACGGTATGAACTTCATTCCTAGTGACGGTAGAACAGAAGAGATGGGGATTACTGCATTGGACGAGTGGTTCAATTACAATCCTAACGTAGAGATAGATGAAGCCAATCAACCCAGATGTTATATACACAAAGAGTGCGGGAACTTGATTGATTCCTTAATTAATTACAACTCTAACGGAAAGATGGACGAACCCCTAAAGGACTTCTTTGACGTAATCAGATATTTACGAATGGCAAATGGCGGCGAAGGTCCCGACCATATAGATGCCAACGATTATAAAACTATAACAAATACAAAAGGAGGGTACTAATATGCCTAAGAAAAAACTAAAGGAAATAGCAGAAGAATACGGGATACCTTTCGAGGAAGCCCTTGATCTAGTCTTCAAAGAACTAGAGGAAGAGATGGTTACCGGAAGGGGTAAAAGTACTTGGATTAATGCAGACGGTCAAAGGATTCTAGATGAGTTCATATCAATGCCGGTTCTTTACAGAGGACCAGTTCTACAACAAGCTCCTAATCCTATGTACGTTATGGTGTACGTAAAGGAACTGAGTAAAAAAGTCCCAGTTAAAATACCTAGACGTATGCAAGGTAAAATTACAAAAGGTAAATTAATCTACTTAGAAGCTGACAACAGTACCGATAATCCAAAATACAACTGGGTAAAAACACCTCAAAGAGTATAACTTAGGTTGATAGCTGTGATATTATATTAAATAAACTATGCAAAGTGACTCAATTTCAGAAAGCCTTACTTACGTAGGGAAAGAGCCAGACATTAATACATTACGTTACGCGTACGAGCAGACTACGGTAGAGCTAGAATCATACTTTGATTTGTGCCGTACAAGTTATGACGATAGGCGCAACTGGTGGGCTGGTAAATCCCGCGATCATCGCAAGCACGGAGCTGATGCTTTCCCTTGGGAAGGAGCTGCTGATATGGAGGCGCATACGATTGACGAAAGAATTACTAGATTAGTATCTTTGTTTATGTCATCTTTGAATCGTTCAAACGTAAGAGCATTTCCGGTAGAAAGTACAGATATACCCCGAAGTAAAATAGTATCTAGTTTCTTGAAGTGGATGGTATCAAGTGGTTATATTCCACGTTTTAAAAGAGAGATGGAACTCGGAGCTAATTATTTATTAGAGCGCGGTATATTGATGACTTACGTAGGTTGGCACAGAGAGGACCGCAGATTTTTACAGCGCTTAGACCTTAATCAAATCGCTGAGATAGCACCAGAGGTAGTAGAACTTATATCCGGTGGAGAAAATGATGATGAGTTAGTAGCTTTACTAGAAACAACTTTTCCGGGAGTAACTAAAAAAAGAGCTAAGAAAGCTCTCAAGGACTTACGTAAAAATGGAGAAGCAGAACTTCCGATAGTTCGCAGACAGATAGATGCTCCAGAAGTAAAAACACTTGCGCCGGATGGAGACTTTTTCTTTCCTCCTTATGTTACGGATCCTCAAAGAGCACCGTACTGTTTTTGGAGAACGTACTACACAGCTCAAGAGCTAGAGAATAAAGTACTGACTGACGGATGGGATGAAGACTTTGTTGATTACATTATTCAGCACTACAGAGGAGTCAGCATAGATAGTATAGAGCGCGAACAAGAAGGACGTAGAAGTACATCCTTAACTGACAACGCATACGAAGCAAATGAATTAATTGAAATAGTATACGGTTATCAGCGCTTGATAGATCCAGAAGATGGTTCCGAAGGTATTTATTGTACTGTCTTCCACAAGCAATTCACTGGAAACGAAGAAGCTCCGGGATATGCTAAGTTCGAGTTATTGAACGGATACGAAGATTATCCAGTAGTAGTTACTAAACTTTCTGAAGATAGTAAGAGGCTCTATGATACTCAAACTATTCCAGACATCCTTCGCGGTATTCAGAATCAAGTCAAGGTAGAAAGGGACTCACGTATTGATAGAAACAGTCTAGCTACTCTACCTCCGATTTTGCACCCCGTTGGTCAAGCACCAACAGATTGGGGTCCCGGAAGGATGATACCTTACCGCCGAAAAGGAGATCTTGATTTTGCTCCGACTCCTCCATCTCCAGTTGGTTCCATTGAAATAGAAAGAACAATGGAAGCACAAGCGGATAGATTATGTGGACTTGATGAAACATCTCAAATATCTCAAGTACGTAAACAATTTTTAGTGGATAAGTTTTTACAACACTCAGCAGAGGTTTTACAGATGTGTTATAAATGCTTCCAGCGGTTTGGACCGGACTCAGTTTTCTTTAGAGTTACCGGATCGCCAGACCCCGTAGCTTTCAACAAGGGCAACCCAGATGAGAACTACGATATAATGATTTCATATGATGTCCTCAATTCGGATCCAGAAACTCAAGAAAAGAAACTTAATCAAATGGTTGCGCTCACGCAACTGGACCGCAGTGGTCGCATTAACATTGATAGCTTGCTTGATGCAGCTGCTAACAGTATTGATCCGGTACTCGCGGATCGTGTGCTACAACCTACAGAAGCAGCTCAAGAACAAGTTGTAAATCAAGTAACTGATGACCTCGCTAAAATCTTTGCCGGTATTGAAATGCCAGCGCGTCCTAACGGTGCTCAAATTGCTCTTACTGTTATTCAGCAGTACGCTTCTCAGCCGGACGTTGCACAACGACTACAGTCAGATGAAGCCTTTGCAGCGAGACTTGAAAAGTACGCTGGGCAGTACACATTCCAAATGCAACAAGCACAGAACGCTCAAATCGGAAGAGTTGGAACAGAACCAGCTCAGATGGGAGATATTCAAACACAAGGAATGTAAAGGAGCCAATATGACAGAACTCGAAAGAATAATGCTTGGAGTAGTTACTGAGCCCACTGGTAATGTACCTTTACCTATGTCTACTCAAGGTCAAATGCTAGGTTCGCAAAAATCAAACAAAGGATCTATGTTTGATGCGTACTTAAGCTCAACTAGAAAATACTTCGGGAATGATCCAGCTGTATTAGCTGGTCTAAGTGGTAACGCAGCTGTTGAAAGTGCTTACAGTTTTGATCCCGCTCAGAAGCAAATCGGCGGAGGTAAAGGTTATGGAGTTTATCAATTTGATTTTCACAGACCTTATTATAACACATTCCTTAAAGAAAACAATCTTAAAGATAATGTTGATTCTCAAAACAAATACGTTTACGAAAATATTTATGGAGATCTTCAGAATATTGTCGGCGAAGGGAATGCTAAAGCTCTTCGTGAAGCATTTGAAAGTGGAGACCCTCAATTAATAAACGAAACATTTAGAACTAAATTTTTAAAACCTAAGAAAGAAAAAGCACATACTGATAGAAGAGCTGAAAGAACAAATTTTTATTTTAATCAATTCAATAAATGAGCCTAGAAACGGATTTAACTACCTTAAGTAACCACGAGCACTTTGCTCGATTCCTACAAGTAATCTCGGATTTAAGAGAAGAAACAATAGAGGAGTTACACAACGCAAGTAACGAACAGATACAACAAATCTCTGGTCGTATTTTAACATATGATCAGATACTACAGATGTGCGACTGGAGAAATTTACAAACTAAATTTTCAGAAAGAATTTAACTTGATATATAAGTTATAATATAACCATCGTGATCGCTCACGTAAAAAAGCGCAAACATTATGTCAAACGAAATCACCGAGGGAGTCGCTGAACCCTCAACAGAAACAACAGCGTTACAGTCAAATATGTCAGCAGCGGATTTTGTAAACCGCCGCTTGGGACAACTAAATGAGGCAACTCAAGAGGAGACTCCCATTGTTGAAGCAACAGATGAAGTAACTGAAGAAGCCGCAGTCGAGAGTACTGAAGCAGAAGTCAATGAAGAAATCGTTGCTGAACAAACTGAAGAAACCGAGGATTTATCCGAGGAATCAACAGATGTTCTTTCACAGTTAGATCTAGATGAGATGTCCGAAGAAGACCTTCGTGAACTATCCGAAAAGCTAGGAAGTAGAGCAGTCGCTCGATTTGGGGAGCTTACAGCAAAGCGTAAAGCAGCGGAAGCTAAACTCAAAGAGATGGAAGCTCAACTCCAAAACAAGAATCCATTAGAAACTCAAGAAGTAGCCAATAATCCATACGCGTCAGTAAACAGCATAGAAGGATTACAAGAAAAGGCGAAGGAAGTAACAGATGTCATAGAATGGGCAGAGGAAACATTGTTTAACGCAGATGGATACGGACCCGAAGATGTCGTAACTGAAGTTGAAGGAAAGGAACTAACCAAGTCAGACGTGCGTAAGAGTTTACTCAACGCTCGTAAAGCTCGGGATAAATTCTTACCGGCTCAACTAAAGTCAGTACAAAGGGTAGCGCAATCAGAGCAGCTCAAAGAAGCCTTTGATGCCCAAGCTAGTACTGAACTAAACTGGTTACAAGGAGAAGATAATGACGTACGAAAAAGCTACGAAGCTATGATCGGAGACCCAAGATTCGATTCACTACGTAAGAAAGCAGATCCGGAGGTTGCAGCGCAACTTAACTATCTGATGGCTCACGCAGCGAACAGTATCTACGGTAGAAAACTAATCAAAGAAGCTCCGAAAAGCGCAACGTTGACTCCACCAAAGACAGCCGGTACAGCCGCATCTCAATCAGAAAAAACTGTAGGAAAGTCAGTTAAGGCACTTAAAAATCTTAACCAACAATTTAGACAATCTGGCAACAAGAGTGATTTCATTACTCTCAGAACTCTACAATTAAAAAACCGATAATCCTAATTATAATATAAAATGTCATTCTCAAATACATTCGATACTACAAATCCGGGATCTGGTGTTTCCAACAGAGAAGACTTGACTGATGTTTTGTCAATTCTTGCTCCCGAAGAAACTCCTATCCTTTCTTCTGCTTCAAAGCAGAAAGCTAGTTCAACATTTGTTGAGTGGACTGTCGACAGCCTAAGTGCACCATCAACTGCTGGTGTTGCTGAAGGAGCTGACGTAACAGCCTTCACTGACAAATTCTCTGGTCGTGCTCGCCTCGGCAACTACGTTCAAAAATTCCGCCGTGACTATATGGTATCAGACCTCCAAGAGGCTGTTGATTCCGTAGGTCCAGCTAAGATCGCTCAAGCAGAAGCTAAAGCAATCCGTGAAATCAAACGCGACATTGAAGCTACCCTTGCTGGTACTCAAGACCGCTCTGTTGAAAACGGTGCTGGTACAGCTTATGGTTTACGTGGTTTAGGTGATTGGATTGATTCAGCTGGTCCAGCTGACGTTCCAGCTGCTTTCCGTACTCCAGCCGCTTCAATTAACGCAGCCGGTAATGCATTCAACGAAACTAAACTTAACTCAATGATCGCTTCTATCTACCGCGAAACTGGTACAGTTAATGATCTTATGTTAGTTGCTGATACAGCACTTCGTACAGACATCTCTGACTTCGCACGTAGCGGAAACGCAAATGACGTACGTACAGTTAACTACAACGGTAACGAAACTGCAATTAAATTATCTGTTGATTTATATCAGTCAGATCACGGTATTGTTTCAGTTGTAAACGGTAACCCAGATTGTATGCCAACTTCTGCTAATACAGCAAACAGTTTTGGCTTCTTAGTTAACCCAGAATACTACGGTGTTCACGAGTTAATTCCATTGGGCTCAACTCGTCTCCCTAATATGGGTGGTGGTGAGCGTGGTTATGTTGATTGTTCCTTGACACTAGGTGTATACCACCCCGGTGCTCACGGTAAAGTCGCTGACTTAACTTAATTATTAACCAAGGAGAAATATAACTATGGCACGATTAACCGTAAACGAAGCCGGAACTTCCGGATATACTCACGTCATCTCATTATCATTTGATGATTTAGCAAAAATTAAACTAGGCACAGACCCATTCAATGGTGAAACATTAGGTACAGCTGGTCAACTTCCAATCGCATCTATCCCAGCGGGTGGTGCTGTTGAGTTAGCCGGTGTCTTTGAATCAACTGCACTTGCTGGTGCTACTGACATCACTTTAGATGTTGGTACTACAGCTGGTGACCCAGATGAGTTCATTGATGCTCTTGATGTTGATGGAATGTCAGCTCCAGTATTTAACTCTGGAGATGGATTCACTGGTAACCAATCACAAGCGGTTCCTTACCAAGCAGAAACTACTATTCTTGCTGAAGTTAACGGAACAACTGCTAGCTTAACTGCTGGTAACATTGTTATCGGATTACGCATCATTGATCTAGGATCATTTGCATAATACAAATTTGGTCGGGGGCGAAAGCCCCCTACCTTTTTTTTAATTTAAAACTACTTAAATACTTATGGATATTATTACGGACTTACCAAAAAGTTTTACAACTGGTGAAATAGACGCAGCATTTATGAATGAAATCAAAAGTGGTTTCAAATTAGAAAAAGAAACTGAGCACTTACGAGTTGCTCAAGCAAAAAAAGAAGCTAATCAATTAAGAGGAAAAACGCACCCAACTTTGGGTAAACCAGTGGCTACTATTCCGGCTCGTGACTTCTTTCGACTAACTCAAAAATACGGACACGATCAAGTCCACTCAAAAGAATTCTTAAAGTACTACAATAAAAAGTTCCCAGAACTTAGCCCTAATCAGATATAATGCAAGACAGAAACTATAGTGGAGTCGGAGGATTAAAAGCTTTAATACAAGCACTAGCTGGAGTCAGTTCTTTTACTACAGAAGAAGAAGTTAATATATTAGATTTTGTAAACAGAAGAGCTTCTCAAGCTTACAATATGAGTCCTTCTTGGTCTAGGTATTTAGTATCTTCAGAGGGTAGAGATATTAATGCTTATACTTTATCCGGGGCAACTGGTACTACAACCGTAAATCAAAATTACAAATTTGTAGGATCCAATGATGGAACAGTAGGTATATCCGGAACTAATGTATATCAAGGTGTAACAACAAGTACTATTATAATTTATAAAACAACAAGCGGATGGAGAATAGACTCCGGTGCTTCAGTAGCTGATACCAACGGAGATGAAAAATATACTGTAACTGCTGGTGCTCAAGTTTTTATAGAAGCGGATACTAATAAAAAAGATGTAATAGAAAATGTAGTAACTTGGACTGGAACTGGTTCTCTTTTAGTAGAGCCTAAGAATCTAATACCTTACGCCGAAACTGGAAAAAATACAATCGGAGAGTTTACTAGAATACATAGGAAACAAGCATTTTATAATAACTCTGCACTTGAGTACGACTTCTTTGTGGATGCAACCGGTGCTAATGTTCTTAATATAGTTTCCGGAAATGATAGTAAAGCATTTGTAACTTACAAAAAACAGTTGGCTCTATTTACAGACACTTCAACTGATATTCCGGGAGAGTTCTTTCATTACTTAGCTCACGGTGCTTATTCAGATTTCCTACGTATGGATGGTCAACACGGAAAAGCCTTGACCGAAGAACAAGTAGCAGAAGGTTATATTGCTATGCAGTTAGAACAAATAGATATTCGCAATAATAATAACTCAATCAACAAGAAATTTTCAACTTACGTCAACCGCCAAAGTCGCTGATTGCGTTGACACTTAATGTAAAATACTCATATGGCAAACTCATACGTAACCAACTTATATCCGAAGCCGACTCCCGGCGTAACTGACCAAACTCTTACAGTTGATGCAACAGCTGGAGGTGTACAGTTCGGAACTGCGTTTAATAGCTTGACTCGATATATTGTCCTTGATGTTCAAGGTGCAGATGTTCGAGTAACTTATGATGACTCAGCTCCTACTACTACAAACGGTCATATCCTTTTCGCTGGACGTTCTTACACTTGGAGTAAACAAGCCGCAGCCGCCGCTAAATTTATCCGAGACGGAGGAACAGACGCTACTATCCACGCTTCAGAATTTACTGATTAATTATGTCCTCCGAACTTTTAGGTTCCGCCCAAAATGTACTCAAGGGCAACCTTGGTGGTGCTTGGGACATTAACAAGGGCTATGCGGACGCTTACACCGATCTAGGAATAGCTCGTAGGTTCGGCGGTGCATCAGCTGCGTACTCATTGCGAGATATTGGTGCAATGAATGGTTCTGTTGTAAGAGTTCGTAGAGAACCTCACGATACTTCAGCTGGTATAGATGACGAAATAAACTTCTCAGCTAATCAAGTACAGAGCGGTGCATTAGAAGATTGGGTAAATGGTAAACTAGAAGATACACTCCCAGCAGATGTAGCAACATCCGCAGCTGCTTATAGTCTTCGTAAGGTAAAAGCTAGTTACAGCGGTGATGCAGTTCGTATTCGTAGAAGCTCAGATGATGTAGAGGTAGATGTAGCTTTTGATTCAGATGATAAGGTAAGTGCTAGTTCTGCTATTACAAATATAGCTGAACAAGGTGGCGAAATTGGAAGCACAACTGCTACTGACCTTAATGGATTTTTAAATGAAACATTATCAAATAGATTTAGTGCAGTAGATTACCCAAGTGGTATTGGTTCTAATTTTAGAAAATGGAGTGCATTAACAGCAACATCTAACTCATTTGTTGCAACTACTGGAACATTTGCTGATAACTCAGCTAGATACAACTATGTACTACCCGAAACAATAACAGCAAGCGAAGCTGGTAATACTACATTTAGATTTTCTGGAACTGTAGATTATACAGCTAGTGGAGGAACTGGTATAATTATAAAAGCTGGCACTAATGCTACTGCTTCTTCTACTGCTACTTTTGCAAACCAAACATCAACTGGTGTAGGCACAATAGCATCTAATGCTTTTAAATTTGTTGATGGAGACTCTGGAGACTTTTTATTTGAATTTACTGGTAATGGTTCAAATGCATTTAGGTCTATTGTATTTTCACAAACAATCGTTAGTTCTGGTAGTTCTTCTATATCATTAACTAATCTTAAATTTGAAATAATTAAACACGGAGCTACTGTCCACACTTGGTACGACCAAGCTGGGTCAAACAATGCAGTTCAAGAGACTGCTGCTAACCAACCAAAGATTGCAGAAAGTGGAGCATTGCTTGCTGATGGATTATTATTTGATGGCAGTAATGGTGTATTAGTTAGCACAAGTTTTAGTGCTACTCAACCGATTACTACATCGGCTGTATTTAAATCATCAAACACATCTGATTCACAAACTGTTATAGGAGGTGTGAGTTCTAATTATATTATTCATCGTTCTGGAAGTGCCGCTACAGCTGGATTAAATGCTGGTACTTTGCTTGCACCATTTAGTTCTATAACATCTAAGCAATTAATGACTACATTAGCTAGTGGAACTTCATCTACAGTTTCACAAAATGGAGTCATATCTAGTACTGGAAATGCTGGAACAAATAATCAGACTGATTTAGGAATTGGCTCAAATGGAAATGGGGGTACAGCTGGTTCTGGAAGTGCTAAATTTGATGGAAGCATAGAAGAAGTAATTGTTTATGATTCAGACCAATCAGCTAATCGCTTTAAGATTGAGTCCAACATCAATAACTATTATGGTTTGTACAATGATGCGAATGAGTTAGCTGCAGATTTTGCTAAGTCTGGTTTAGCTACTATTTCAAATACTTCAAAAGATGAATTTACTGGAGAGACAACAGATGGTAACGATGCTTACTTCGGAGTAGAATTAAATGATAAGGTAGCTAGTGCAGATATAATATATATATCTTTTAACTCTACGAAAGCATTATCTTCTGGTGTAGGATTAAGAGAAACAATTGCTGGAACTCTATCACAAGCATCTATAACATCAGTTAGTGTTGGCTTTAACTCAATAGCATTAACATCAAATAATAATGATGCTAAATTTATATCATTTGTAGATGATACTGATACTTCATTTACAATATCTGATTTCAAAGTATCTCGCATAGCTCGTAATGGTTTCGTACAAACTTGGTACGACCAAAGTAGTAATGGGATTGATATGGCTCAAACAACAGCTGCTGACCAACCTCATATTGTTGAAAATGGTGGCATCTGTAAAGACCCAAGCGGAAATAATCCAACTGTTAAATTTGTAAATGTAGGAACTAATTTAGGAAGTACATTTATGACTGCAACACCAATATCTGGAGGTCAAAATCCTTTTACTCATTTGCTTGTAGCTAGTTCAACAAATACTGGAGCTAGTGGTCAGACTTTTGTTGGTTGTGCGGATGGTGTTGATTTAAGGTTATCTACATTAGCTATGAGGATGCGTTCTGGTAATACAAACAGAACTACAAGTTCTAATACTTTAACATCAAATACTAATTCATTATTAACATATATAAGAGCCTCTGGAAGAGTTCCTAAAATGGCTTTAAATAATAATGCACTAGAAGTTGAATCTGCTGCACCAGATGCTGGTTCAGATAATTTAAATGAAATACTAGGAGAAAATTCTACAAGTGCATCAAGTGATTCCTTTGGATTAGTTGGAACTATTTCAGAATCTATACTTTATACTTCAGATAAAAATTCAGAATCAGAATTAAGTGATTTAAAAACTGATATAGATAATCATTACAATATATTTTAATTATGAGCGAAGAAGAAATTACAATCAATTACTTAGTATACGAAACACTAGACGATGCTATTGCAAGAGCAGACACAGAGGGTGCTAGACGAGGCTATGCTTACCACAGAGTAGGTAGCGGCACTCGTTATAGAACTTACCCTCTAGAGACTGCTGATGCAAAGTATGCACTAGTTGTGGACGGATACGAACTAACCGAAGACGAAGAGTCTTCTATTGTTACAAGTGTAACATTCCCAGAACCAGAGGAAGTATAATATGGAAGAAACACTACAGAGATTATCAGTAGGAGTATTTGGTTGGATTGCAACTGATACACTACAAGACATTGATTTAATGATGGGGATAATGTCCAAGGGTGTTATAATAGCTTTAACTACTTTATCAATACTTAAACTAATCAAAGAACTAAAATGACAACAGAATTATTAGCAATGCTTGGAGGAGGATTCTCTGGGTTCGTATTTAAATTAATCGGAACTATGGTGCAAAATCAAGCAGCCATTACCGAAGGACTTATAAAGAAACAAGAAGCATCGGACAAAAGTGCAGATGCAGCAGCAGCTAGGGTAGATGCCTTTGGTGCTTGGACACGAAGAATTATAGTTTTGACTGTATTGTTTGGAGTAATCATTGCACCCTTCATCTTAGCTCATAGTGACGAAGGTGTAACAGTTGCCGCAGAATACAGCAAATGGTTTGGTCTAATGAAAGGTACAGCTTACCAAACTCTTCACGGATATATTATCCTCCCCGAAATCAAGACAGCTGTTATTAGTATAATCAGTTTCTACTTCGGAAGTGCCGCAGTAAGTAAATAACTTTATGAAATGGACAAGAAAACTGCTAGAGATAAACTTAAAGAATTACGTGATTCTTTGTCTCAATTACTTGAAGGCAAAGATTACCAAAGTTCTGAAGAAATTAAAGAGCAGTCCGCTGAAGCTATACAGCAAGCTAGAAAAGCTAGTTCTACGCTTAAAAAATCTTTTATTGAAAAAATAAAAGATCTTCCGGTTGTACAGAAGGTAAGTGAACTAGGAACTGCTGGTAGTGTCGCTGTAAGTACAGCCGCAGTTGCTCAGACAACGGTTGCTATAGACCAAACAGAAGTCTTCGTAGCTAGTGTCGCAAACGATGTTATAGAGGAACGTATCGAGGTTCCTATGTTTATTGATACCTTTGTTGATTTCCATTATTTAAATGATTGGGGTCAAGTAGTAATGGCGGAGAAGGTAGAAATTGCTCAAGACTTTGTAGAGAAAGCTGAAGCTATCGCCGCACCTTCTGCACCCGCTCCTTCACAATATCAAAGTCCCTCCTCTGAGGGTTCCAAACCTTCATCTTCCGAACCTTCACCATCCCAAGAGACCGGCGGTCAGAACGAGAAGCAGCCATCTGATAACAAATCAGAAGAGCAATCAGAAAAGGAAGCCAAAGCAGAAGAAAAAAGTCCATCAGAAGAAACTAAAAACGATTCAGAAAAAGATAAAGGAGATAAGCAAGAACAAGCCCCACAAGAAAAAACTGAAGATAAACAACCGTCTCAAGAAAATAATTCATCCTCTGAACCTAGCACAGAATCTAGAGGTGTCAATAATCAATTACCTATAATAGAAACTCCTATTGATATGAATGACACATCAATAAGACAAGTATCACCAACAAGCTAATGGAATTTTTTAAATATATATTCGATAACTACAAGGACAATATGCTCGGTATGGTATTTGCATACATTGGTATAATATCTATAGTAATGATGTTTCTACCTAAGGATAACTTCATTTCTAAACTCTTCAGAGAGTTCGCTTCAATCTTTACATCCCTATTCAAAAAATGAGCCACGAACTAGATTATCCCCTATTTCCAATAATTGAACCAGAATATCCATTGTTGCCTATAGAGCAACCAATTGAGCAACCTATTGAGATAGAAGAACCTATATCTATAGTTATATCGGATACACCGTTCTTCTACATTCCAGATATGCCAGAGTTTTTAAGAGAAGATTTTAAAGGACTAGAGTTCGAGGGAGTACAATACAGTTGGAAAGAGTTCGATTACAGACTTTCAGTGGATTACAATAGTGTTCCGGAACCAGCATTTGTTGGTTTATTTATGGGACTGTGTCTACTAACATTAACCCTAATCAAGAGGAAATAACTATGGCATACGGATCGTACAAGAAAAAACCTACTAAAATGACAAAAGCTAGAATAGCAAAAATGAAACCCAAAAAGAAGTAATGCACGGTCGAATGATGTCAGTTGTAGTCCTCGGTAAAAAGGACAAGAAAGGTGCGTGTTGCCCAGCTTGTGCTGCTGAGATGGAAGCTGAACAAAGCAGACGTAAGTTACCAAATTATAACAGAAGGAAAGTATAATGCCCCCAGAAAAATATAGTGCAAAGCAAAAGAAATTAGCTAGGTTAGCAATACCTAGAGACAAAATAACAGCAGAGGATTTGGAGGTCCTAAGAGGTGGAAAGAAAAATATTAAGCGTAGCTAGAAAGCTAGAACAAGCTAGTAAGGCACACGCCGGACAAGCTAAATTATTAAAATCATTAGTCAAAAATGGCACCAAAAAGAAAAGGTAATAAAATCTGCCCAGCTGGTATAGCTTGGGCTCGTAGAACTTTTGACAAGTATCCTAGCGCTTACGCTAATATGGCTGCTTCTAAGTATTGTAAAGATCCTAATTATGCAAAGGGAGCTAAACGTAAAAAGAAAAAGTAATGGCTGAATTAACAAAAAGGCAAAAGAAAGCTATGAAAGAACATTCGGTTCATCACAGTGCAAAGCATATGAACTTTATGCGTAAACTTATTAAAGAGGGTTCTACGTTTACACAAGCTCATACTAAAGCAATGAAGAAGGTAGGAAAGTAATGGGTGAGCTCAAAAAATGGAGAGAACAAAACTGGGTACGAATCGGAATTGATGGATCAATCCAAGGACCTTGTGGAACCTCAAAAGATAAGAAAAGACCAGACCGCTGTCTTCCAATGGCTAAAGCAAAGAGTCTCACTAAGTCTGAAAGAGCGGCTACAGCTCGCAAGAAAAAAGCTGGCGGAGCAAAAGGAAAACAATTTGTAAGCAACACCCCAAAAGCAAAAGTAAGAACCAAAAAATGAGTTTAAATAAAAAAAAGATGAAGTGCAACGTACCTCGCCGAGATGTTCAAGGCGGTAAGAAGTTCGTAGTAAAAGCTTGTGAAGGTGGTAAAGAAAAGATTATTCGTTTCGGAGATGCGAATATGAAAATCAAAAAAAATATACCAGCTCGTAAGAAAAGCTACTGTGCTCGTAGTGCTGGCATCAAGGGCGGCAAAGGAAAGATGTCCGCTAACTATTGGTCAAGGAGAGCTTGGGGTTGCTAAATGTCTAGATACGATACATATAAAGCCGGTGACGATAGAAAGCTAGAAGAACAAGAACTAGGATTCAAAGGCTTCAATGATAGATTACGACCGGATCAAATCCAAAGTGGTCTTCTACAAAAGAGTGAAAACGCTAGACTAGATTTAAATGGTCAGTGGCAGTCTCGTAAAGGTGTCCAGAATAGATTATCTCCTTTTGCGGTTAGTGGTACAGCTCTAAGATTGCCTACAGAAGATGAGGTTACAGCTGGTACAATTATGTTGTTGCCTCATACTATAACAGCTGCAACTGCTTCTAGTGGAACAATAACGCTAACTACCGCTCAAGCACATAATTTATCAGTCGGAGATACTATAGAAGTAAATGATATTGTTTCTAATGGTGACGATGTAAATGGTAGTCAAACTTTAATTGCTGGTACAACCGGAAGTACACTTAAATACACAGTTGGTAGTAGTAGTCCAACTCTTACAGTTACCGAAGGTGCTAACCTAGGAATTACTACTAGTACTGGACCACAGTTTTCTCCCTTAGATCTTACTACTGGTACGCCTCCAAAGTTTTTACCTTGTGCTGGTGCAGTTATATTAAATGACTCCGCGGTATCGGAAGTAACTTGCGGATGTAAGTTCAGTGACCCAAATGAAACAACAGATGAAGAATTTATTTTATTAGCCTCCAATGCAAAAGTTGTAGCATTTAACACGAGTACACTAGAGTCCTTCGATATGCCACTAAAATCTGGAGAAACAATACCAGAGGATTCATCTATTCTACAAGTATTTAATAAAGTAATTATATTTAGAGGTGGTCAAATATCCTTAGAGAATGATAAGTTCTTTTCTCCTTTTACAATTAGTGCCGCTAGTAGCAGTGGTACAACTAGAACAATTACCACCTTTGGTAATCACGGATTGCAGACTGGGGACTCAGTAGACATCAGTGGAGTCACTGCTACGGAAACTTATATAGGTCAGTACCAAATAACTAGAACTGGAGCCACAACTTTCACTTACACCGCAACTGGTAGTGGATCATCTGCGACAACACTATCAGATGCTAAAGTAAGTCCAACTTTTTTATTAGTACCTAACGGTGATTTTACGCAACCGGTTAAACTTGCTGCTACTGGATTTGTTATAACTAACGGAGTAGCAACAGCTACAGTATCTAATACATTATCTAAAGGAGACACAGTAGTGCTTACAGTAGCCGGAAGTAGTACATTGACTGCATTTACTGAGTTTACGGTTTCGGAAGCAACAACTTCATTATTTAAATTTTTTGTGAACTCAAGTGACGTAACTAATCAAACCGATGTAATATTTACACAAAAGGTTTCAGAAGGTCTAGGGTTTACGCACTCTCCGGCTCCTAACTTTGGTGCTTACCACAACAAAAGATTAGTAGTACCTTATAATTTTGAGATTACTGGATCATCCGGTAGTGCAACAATTACAGATCGAAATATTAAAGACGAAGTGCTAATATCTGATATATTAGATTCGGATACATTCGATCAAATATTTTCTCAGTTTCGTTTTAATGCTGGTGGTGCGGACTTCATTGTAGGGTTTCAGTCCTTTGCCAATGACCAACTAATTATATTTAATAGAAATAGTATACACACTGTAAATAACACTGTTAATCTAGTATCTTCTACTGTAAAACAAGTTACAGACGAAGTAGGATGTATAGCTCGCGGAAGTATAGAACAGATAGGATCCGAGATTTTATTTTTATCTGACAATGGTGTTTACGGTATATCCTTCGTAGATGAGTACAACCTTAGAGGTACTGCTTTACCACTGAGTGAAAGTATAAACAAAACAATACAACGCATAAACAAAGCTCACGCGGACAAAGCCGTTTCGGCGTACTTTGATAATCGTTACTATTTAGCGGTTGCATTAGACGATTCTACAGAAAACAATGCTGTTATTATATATAACTTCTTAAATAAACAATGGGAATCTATTGATACTTACGGAAATGGAACTACAACTTTTGATATATTGGATTTGATTGTAGCCGGTAAAGGAACAAACAGAGCAGTGTACGCTATAAATAAACAAGGAGGTATACACCAGCTAGATGTAAATGAAAGCGGACAAGATGCTATTATTTCTACATTAGGTCAAGAGACAGCTACAGCAATAGAAGTTGCTGCCAAGGCTAGAACACGTCAATTTACAATAGGAAGCATAGATAGAAAAAAATGGAATGACTTCGAGATACACGCTGAATCCGGTGTGACTTATCCAACTGATTTTTCTATAGTAGCAAATACAGAAAATATTGATGAAGAAAATATTAGCTTAAATAGTTTAAAATCTTTGAACGGAGGCTCTAACTTAGCGGCTGAAGAAGATGTTGCCATTCGTGGTAGAATAGGTAACAAGAGAGCATATGGACTCGATATAGAAATAACAAGAGTCACTGGTAGACCTAAACTGAGGGCAGTGAAGGTTTCTGGTGTCGAAACATTTAGATCAACAAATAAAGCAATATAATGGCAACAGTAGCATCTGGCTTAAATAGCGGTAGTGGATTTGGAAGTAGTGATACAATCACTTCTACAACTCTAAATAACCACGTAAATAATGCAACAGTAACTAGTATACTTACTGCTGATATATCAGACAGTAGTAGTAAAACAACTGGTGTTACTTTTGCTAAAATGCAGCACATAAGTACAGCCAAAGTTCTTGGTAATGTTTCTGGAAGCGAAGGAGATGTTTCAGAAGTAAGTCTTCTAGATGAAGACAATATGTCATCTGATAGTGCTACTTCTGTAGCTACACAGCAAAGTATTAAAGCTTATGTGGACAATGAGATTGCGGCTAAAAAAGTAAATTGCTTGTTAACTAATACTTCAAGTTCTGTTACCGTAAGTAGTGTTCCTTTTACTGTTCCATTTGATTCTGAAATATCAGACGCGAGTAATTTGCACGATAACTCAACTAATAACTCAAGGATTACTATAGGCACTGCCGGTGTATATATTATTAATTCTATTATTGCTACTTTAGAAACTGATAATGGAGACTTTGGTATAGCTATTTTTAAAAATGGCAGTGAGATTGCTAGAGTCCACGGTGATTATAATTCTATAAACACAAGCACAGTTCATATTAACATATGTCATACTGCATTATTATCTGCTAGTGATTATTTAGAAGTAAAATTGATGGATATAGCTGGTAATTCTACAGTAATTAACGGAACAAGAACATATTTCAATGTATCCCTAGTATCTTAAATTATGTCAGTAATAACAAAAGGAAAAACTTTCGCAAACGGTGAACAACTTACAGCTGGTAAGTTGAATCAAATGCTTGATGCTGCTGTATTTAGTTCAGCTGCTGTAGACAACACTAAGACTACTTTATCTGGCGGTGCTATTACAATCGCTCCTAATGCTATTACTACAACCGAGATTGCACAATCATTTCTAGATACTATCTATCCGATTGGTTCTATTTATACAAATGCTACGGACGGAACAAATCCCGGAACATTATTAGGTTTTGGTACTTGGACGGCTTTTGGTGCTGGTAGAGTACTAGTAGGTATTGATTCTAGTGATCCAGACTTTGATGCAGCAGAAGAAACTGGTGGTGTAAAAGAAGTCACTCTTACTGCGGCACAATCTGGATTACCTTCTCATAGTCATACTTTACTTGGTGGTAGTTTTGATGGTAGTAGTGGTGCAGAACCCGGAAATAGTAGAGCTAGTGATTTAGGTCAAACTGGCACAACTGGTGGGACAAACGCATCATCAGCTCATACAAATTTACAACCGTACATAGTAGTATATATGTGGAAAAGAACAGCTTAATATGAAAAACTTTTTAATAGAATTTTTTAGACCTTTAGATAATCTTATCTTTAATTACTTCGTAAAGATAGGAGCTGTTAAGTGCATAGACCCCGGAACAGCAATAGCAATAGGAAGTAATATTTTAGGTGGTATCTTCGGAAGTAGAAAGGCTAAAAAAGCAGCTCGTCAAAGAGCGGCTGCAATTAAATCCGCTTACGGACAATTTAGAGATCCTTCTGAGATATTTACACAGCAGTACGGAGACACTGGTATTTACGGAGATCCGGCAATGTCTACTATTTTAAGTAGAGAAGCGGAACTTATTCCTCAGTTTCAAGAGTTAGCCGAACAAAGAGCACGAGGAGTGCGTGACATCCAAGAAGAATCTAAGCTACGTCAGTTAGGTTTATTAGGTCAATACGGTGCAGACATTAGGTCAACCTTAGAGGATCCAAGAATGGCACAGTTAGCCGGTTTAGATTTAGCCGAAGCTGAAAGATTAACACAAGAAGCTGCGGCTCCATTGTCTGGTGAAAGAGCAAGGACAGCTGAACAAGATGCTTTGAGTCTAGCAGTACGCCAAGGTCGAGGAAGAGGTCAAGGAGCTATCGCACAAGCTGTTCTAGGAAGAACTGCCGCTAAGACAGCATTTGAAGAACAAGCTGGTAGAGCACGTCAAAGAGCTTTACAATCAGCTAGTCAAGCCGCTGTTGATCCATTTAAATTTATGTTTGGTGCACCTTCTATAGAAGAACGTCAGTTCTTAGAAGCTGGACTTGGACCACAAGTAACAGACCCCGGACAAGCTTACAACATAGGTTCCGCCGAGGACTTGAGAAAAGCACAAGCTATCTTAGGAGAAGGACTAGCAAAAGCTCAAGGAACTGCGGCAAGTGGACAGATACTAGGCAATATGTTTGGTTCAATCGGAAGTACTTTAGGTAATATGAACTTCGGACAACCTACATCTATGATTTCTGGAGCTCAAATTGGCTCTTATGGTCAAAACTTATTAAATCAAGCCGGACAAATACAAGGTCAATTAGATTCATTTAGTAACATCAGTCCTTTTGGAGGTCAAATTCCACAAAAATTACCATTCGGAGGATATACATTTCCATAATTATGCTTAGAGGATCATCACCAATTAGACTATCTCAACTTGATATAAGCCCCGCGATTCAAGCTGGGGCTTTGGAGCAACAAGCTGCTGTAAACTTAGCTGGTAGCATTAATGAAGCTGTCAAGGATTTTACCGATAAGCAAGAAGAAAAGAAGCAGAAGAAAATGACTATCGCTGCTTTAGAAGAGCTTGTTCCCGGAATGAGCAAAGAGTTTTATACAGCCGCAGCTGGAAACAAAGATTTACAAAGCAGTCTAATTGATGCACAAGTTGCTAGAAAAAAAGCTGAAGATCAAAGAATAGCTCAAGGTGCTTACTATTTATCTCAGTTCCCACAAGAACAAAGAAAAGATATAGCTGAAGAGTTAGGTTTACCTCTTCCTCCAGAGCCAGAAGTTTTGCCATTTGATATAGAGGGATTTGAAACTAGAATTACTGGAGCTGGAAACAAAAAATTAGCAGAACAATTAGAAGCAATCAAACAGAATCCAGATAATCCTCAAAATGCAACAGCATTAGAGTTATTAGGAATGCCAGCAGATGCTATACCTTCTTACTTGGAATCACTTAAAGCCGCACGAACTGAAGAGTTGGTTACACCTACTCCTACACCTACGGAACAAGTGGTATCAGAGGTTCCAACAGAGCAAACAGTTGGAGATGTAGTAACTCAAGAGGTATCTGAATTACCAAGTAATGTAGCTGGTCTTCCAGTTGATACAATAGCATTCTTATTAAATTTATTAAATAGACCAGAAAGCACACAATTTAAAACACAATTTTCACCGGACGCACCAATTGAACCAACTTTAGGAAGTGAACAACTTAGAAAATTAGGTCCAAGTATTCAAGAAAATATACTTGTACCAACTTTAAAAGCACTTGGTTTTATTGAAAGGTAGCAATGGCATTAGATTTAGAATATTTAAGGCAATATAAGAGTCAAACAAGTCAGCCTACTGGAGGTCCGACTTTAGACTTAGATTACTTGAGAAAAAAAAGAGAAGAGGAAGAACCTTCTTTGGCTAAAATAGGTGCTGGATTTGTTACAGATATTGCTATATCAGAAACAGCTAGACTAGGTGGTGCAGCTACTGGAGCAGCTATAGGTACAGCTTTTGCCCCCGGAGTAGGTACAGCTATCGGAGCTGGCATTGGATACGTTGTAGGTGCATTAGGTGGTGGTGCTATGGGTTCTAGGATACGCCAAAATATAATAGATCCAAATGCTGAGTTAGACCAAGGTCAAATGGTAGCAGATGCTTTGATAAATCTTATACCGGGAGTCGGAGTTGGTAAATCCGTAGTAAAAGGTATAGCTTCTCAAGCAGCAATCGGTGCTGGTATCTCTGGTGGAGCTCAAGTAGTAGAAGCTATTGTAAATAAAGAAGAACTTCCTACTTTAGAAGATTTAACAAAAGCTGGTATAACCGGAGCTGTTCTCGGTGGAGGATTAGGACTCACTGGAAAAGCATTTGAAAAAGCGTATACTAAGTTTGCCGGTATGCCCACTCGTAATCTGACTGAAGCATTTCGCCGAGGTGATCCAGATGCTAAGATAATTGTAGATGGAGTAGAGAAAACATCAAAAGAGTTCTCTGATGAAGTAGCTAAAAGATACCAAGATATTGGAATCAATATCAGAGAGAAGTACGATGATGAATTTATTAGAGCTAAGTTATTGCAAGATATATCTGCTGGTGGTCAGCTAAAAACTAAAGGTGGTAAACTGAAGGTTACTTCAGATGAAATGGATTACTACCTACAAAGAAGATTAGCTGAAGGAAAGATTGATTCAAAACTTCAAAGAGTAGAAGACGAAATAAATTTAGATGCTGCATTTTTATTAAACAAATCAGATGAAATAGGGAAAACTACATCTGAGTTATCAAAAGGCATCAATGATTATTTGTACGCTAAACACGCAGTTGCTTACAATAAGGCTAACCGTTTGAAGTTCGGCGGAGATGGAGCCGCTGGCATATCTACTAAAGAAGCTAAATCTATCATTAGTAAATTTGAAGATAGTGGATTAGATAAAACACTAAAGAACTCTATTGATAACAGAAAGAAACTTTCTAGGGAAATATTAGATACTCTTGAAGAAGGTGGATTAATATCAAAGAAAGAAGCGGATAGATTGCGTAAAGAGTTTCCGGACTACGTGCCATTGAATCGCATAATGGATACTGATGATGTAGCCAATACTCAAAAGATTTTAACCTCTAGTTCTACTAGATACGAAACACTACAAAGCGGTGTACGTAGAGCATTTGGTTCAGAGAGAGAAGTATCAGATATAGCACAGAATATCGTAGATAATCTAGGTGGTGCAGTTCGCCGAGCTGAAGTTAATAAAGCTAATCTAGCTTTTGTTAAGTTACTTAGATCCAATACAGATACTGCTAAAAACTTAGGAATAAAAGTACGAGAGCCTAAGATTGTAGGAACTCAAGTAATAAAAGATATGTCCGAAGAAGCTCAGTTAGCTAGATCATTAGGAAAGAAACCTAAATCACAAAAGGTTCCTATCTACGAAAGAGCTGACAGAAATGTACTTACAGTTTTTGAAGACGGCAAAAGATTATTTGTTGAGTTCGATGATCCTACATTAGCTAGAACATTCAAGGGTTCAGATAAGAGAGAGTTGAACTCAATTCTTAAAGGTTTGTACGGAATGAATAGATTCCTTGGCGGTATGTACACTAGATTATCGCCGGAGTTCGTTATACCTAATTTGTTCCGTGACCGTTCTGAAGCTCTTGTAAATAATCTAGCTAAGATGAAGGGACTACAAGCACTCAAGACTCTTAATCCCATTGAAGATATGAGAGTTATCCGCCGAAATCTATTCGGAGGAAAGGCTGATAGTCCAAGACAACAGCAGTTGGATTCTTTGTACAAGCAATTTAAACAAGACGGAGGTAGTACTGGTGGACTAGGATTGGACACAGTTAAAGACATTGAGAAAAGAATGGATGAATTATCTAAGAAGCTCAATGCACCCACTAAGACTAAAGTAAAAGCTTTGAATGATTTGATTAATAACATCAATGAAATTGTTGAGGATTCTACTCGATTTGCTACGTATAGAAATGGATTAGCTTCTGGTATGACTAGAGATCAAGCTGCATTTGCTGCTCGTAACAGTTCTTTCGATCCTAAATTAAAGGGTAGAGAAGGAGATGCACTAAAAGCAATATACTTATTCTCTAATCCAGCTATTCAAGGTGCCAAAAACTTCTTGAGAAGTATGAAGAATCCAAAGGTTGCGGCTACTGTCGGTGGTGGATTGATAGCTGTTACTACAGCTTTAGATAAGTATAACTCAATGATAGATGAGGACTATCGTCAAAAGATTCCAAAGTGGAAACTTGATAAGCACTTAACTATCGTAAGAGGAAAGAATGAAGATGGTTCATTAGATTATCTTTCTATTCCTATTGGTTACTCTATGGTTCCATTTAAGATGGCTGCGGATTTAACTCAACGTATTGCTAGGCAAGATGGAGAACTTGATAACGTTAAAGAGGTTGCTGCTAGTTTTGGTCAAGCGATGATAGATTCGTATAATCCTATGGGAGGCTCTCCAGTTCCGACTATCCTAAGACCTATGACTGAGTTAGCTCAGAATAAAGATGGATTAGGTAGAGACATCAGACCTACTTGGTTGGAAACCAAAAACATTAGTGCAACTGAACAGATATTTCCTTGGACTGCCGATACTCAAGGCGGCGAGTTAGCTATGTCAATGGCTGATCAATTAAAAGATATGGGATACGAAGTATCTCCAGAGAATCTATTGTACTTATATCAGACTTATACTGGAGGTCCCGGTCAAACAGTAAAAAGATTGTTGGATCTAACTTCTAAAATGTACAAAAACGAAAAAATAAATCGAGGAGATGTACCAATCCTTAGAAGATTTTACGGTAGAACTTTCACTGATGTATTCGAGAAAAGAACTGGTGACAGATCCATTATAGAGAACTTAGAGAAACAAGAAAATACAGAATCAGCTAAAGCAAGTAGAATAGCTTCTCAAATACTAAGAAGATATAATGAAGCATCTCAATTTGATAAGCAGTTTGTTCTTATAGAGCAACTATCTAGACCAGATGTAAATGATGCGGTTCGACGAAGAGTACAAACTAAGTTAGATGAAAAAGCAAAAGGATTAACTTCTATAGATAGACAAGCAAAGAATTTAACAGTAGCTAAGAGAGCCGAGTACTTTAAGGAAAAAATAAATACCTTACCTTCGTCTCAAGTACAGCTATATATACAAGACCAAATTGAAAAAGGTGTAATGACACCGAGAGTTCTTGAGGTGATGAGAGACACAGAGTCATTCAAACAATTCTTTGGCAGATAAAAAAGCCCCCACCGGAAAACAAATAAAACGGTGAGGGCTAGTAGATAACAGTTAACTTATAAACCTAATACAGAACTAAGACATATTAGAAAGTAATTCTTTGAGGTGCTTCTTCTGATCTTGTAACTCCTTTCGGCGTTCTTCAAGAGCTTCTATGCGGTAAGATATTTGACGTGACTCCATACGGATCATATCAATTCTGGTTTGTAGTCTTTCTGTATTTTCACTCATTATCTTTTAGTTATTTGTAGGCTTAGTGTAAAGTTCAAGAACCCTACTGATAGCCAAATTATTCTGTCCCCTTTGAGTCCGTCCACTTCTACGAAGATAGAAGGAATGATATAGATTTCGGGCACCTTGAATATATGTAATCTCATAAATGTAAAATAGTTGCGTCCTTTGCCGAGAGGTACCCTATTGGTTTCTCCGACTTCCCTTGTTTGGTGAACTCTGTGGAGTTCGGTAATAGTTTCGTAGTCCATTTAAAATCATAATCCTTTCTAGTTAATTTGCTGATGTTGTAAAGATAAACAGTTTTGTTTACTTCCGTCAAGAAAATAAAATCCTTTTTGAGATTTTTTGCTATCTCCATATTGGAGTTGTATTTAATAGCTTCTATGAACCACGGATCCCAAGCTTGAGATCTGCACTTCACTTCGATAATGTATTTGTCGCACTCAAAATCGAATGGACTGAACTGGTCTTCCGGTTCTTGCAGAGTACCTAGTTCGGGGTAGAGTTTTTCGAGTCCTCTTGCGACTGCTCTTTCTTTATTCTTCATAAATTAAAGATGTAGGCGGCGAAAGGGAATATGATTAACCCACCGCCGTCTTAATAGGCGGACTACCTACATCAAAGTATTATATAAACAGACCTTTATTAGTGTAGAACTTGAACTTACCTTTCACGTCTCTCTCTCCTTCTCTGTTCTTCGCTACGTTGTACTTCATACTGATATATGATCCTAATCCGTCAAGTCTTTTCGATGCTTCTACGTCATCATTTTCTGCCCACATAAGAATGATTACATCCGCATCGTTTTCAATATCACCAGAATCCTTAAGGTCGTAGATAGCTAGACCACCTTCTCGGCGAGCTCCCTCTCTATTTACTTGAGAAAGGAGTAGAACTCCTACCTCTAACTCAAGAGCTAGTTGCTTGATAGTATGAGAGATGTTAGCTATAGCATCGTTCTTACTTTGATTACTTGTGCTGAAAGGAATAAGTTGTAGATAATCAATCACTAAAAGTTTTACGCCGTATCTGCGTACCATAGTTCTAGCGTGCGAGCAAAGCTCTCCAATGTTCTTTATGCTGTGCACTGTATAGATGGGCATATCCTTTAGGCTATCGCATCCTTCCCTAATCTTTTTCATCTTGTCATCAGCAATTACTTTGTCCTTAATTTGCCGTAGGTTCGCCCCGGATTTACAAGTGAGGATACGTTTAAGAACTTGCTTCCTAGGCATCTCTAGGCTAAATACGCCGCATCCTATGCCATCTTTATAGGCTGATCTAGCTACAATATTTATAGCTAACTGGGATTTACCGCAAGAAGTAGGAGCAGAGATAACCACAACCTCTCCAGCTCCAATCCCTCCGTTCCCTAACTTGTCGTCAAGGTGCGGAAGGTGAGTCTTGATTACGTCCTCTTTCCATTCGCCGGATAACTGCTGCTCGAACTCCATCTGAAGTTCGTCAATAGCAGAATTGATAGTCATATCAAAACCAGTACTAGTCTCTAAGTCCAGAAGGTTGCCCTCTACATCTGCACGAATACTATCAGTACTATCTGATTCGTCCTCGGCTTTCTCAAGAGCAACCTTAAAAGTTCTTATCATCTTCCGAAGGTTTGATTTCTCCTTTACTACATTGGCACAGTTCTGAGCATCTAAAGTAGTGGTGTGCTTGTTCAATAAAGTTTCAATCATTGTCATCCCGTCAACGTCCTCAAAGGTAGAGGAACGTTTAAGCTCCTCTACTAATGAGATTTCGTTTAAGGGTTCGCCTTTCTTGGCGAGTGAACTGACACTTTGAAAAACTAAGTTATGTCTGTAAAGATAAAAGTCATCTGCATTTATCTTGTGTGCGATGCTATCGAAGAAGTCAGAAGTGTCATCCGCTAGGCACTTCGCAAGGACTCTCTCCTCGGCATCCACATTCTTCGGTATCTTTAATTCGTTTTCTTCCATCATCTATTTGTTCTTTCATTATGCTCAGACACTGTCCTAAATATCTGAGGTGATTCTTTTTTTCGATTTCGATTTTGTTTTCAGTTGCCTCTCTTTGTAGGTGCAAAGCTAGGTCAACTCCGTCATATAGATTGTTGAGAAGTTTATTAGTCATAGAGTACTATCATATCATTAAAGTCCATTTTTAGTTTTGTATATCATTTAATTCTGGTGGTAACTTGTTGTCCTCGATGGCTTTAAGTGTCCATAGCCAACAAGACATATTCCAAAGCACTGCTCCGAAGTGATCTTCAGTAGTATCATTGTCTCTGCATTGCATAAGATGTCTGTACGCCGCATCGCAGTATCTTGAGGTAGGAATACCCTTCCTCCAATTATCAGCTCCGTACTTAGTAGCTCCGTCCTCGAAGCGTTTAGCCATAGCCATAATTGCACAAGTGGGTATCATACTAGGCATACCTTTGCCCTTCATAGAGTCTCGAACCGCCCCCGTATCGAAGGCGGTCCTAGCTCCAGAATCCGGTAAAGTATCAGACATTAGAAGGGATCTTCTTCAGCTGCTACTGCTTCTTTCTTAGTCTGCTTTTGGGCTTCAGATACAGATAAGGAGAAGTATTTACCTACTTTATCGCTTGTCTTTACCCAAGCGGCTAATTGATAGTCAGTGCCATCAACGTTTACAGTGCCACGAAAGTCTGGTTGACGTTCGTTTTCTTTATCATTTTTGAATAATGCACCCTTGTTCGTATTATCGTATTTACTCATAATTATATATTATAAAATTACATTAGTCCATCAAAGGCATCTGTCTTTTGAACTGCCTTTGTTGGTGTCTTAGATTTAGCAACGGCTTTCGGTTGGGATTTGCCGTGATCATTAGTAGCGTCCGGATCTTTTGTATCATCGATACATAGTAATCCATTGAGAGCGTACTTACGAGCGTAAGAACTAGCGGAGCCAGTAATCTGTGCATCGTCCATACCTTTCTTTACTTCTGCTTCACGAGCAAAAGCGGTAGTCTCAACTGAGTTATCGTGTTCAGTATCAGAGATGCGAGCCGTAGCTTTTACGTATACACGTCCGCCGATCTCAACAACTTCATCTTGGACTGTCAAAACGCACTGCCATTCGGCGAGTAATGGTTTGACTGCTTCTAGTATATCTTCGGCTGATCTGTATTTATATCCGCCGAACTTATTAGTTTGCCCCTTAGGAGCCTTAAGGGATGATTGAATCCCTTGGAGTTTTTGTCTGATATTTTTAGTCATATTTTCCTTTCAGTATTTTTTTGTATAAATCTGTTCTCTCTTTTGCGTTGGAACATTTCGAGATGTCGTCTCTGTTTGTGCCAAATTTTAAGAGGATGTCAAGCTGTAAATCCTTACTGAGTGAATAAAATCTTTTGTACAGTTGGCGGAAACCCTCTGGGTGAATGATGTGAGTGTCCTCTTGTTCAAGGTACGAAGCCATATTACGTAGGATAGTGGGCAGAGAAGCCTTCTTAGCGTCACGAGAAAGCCTCTTAAAGGCGTTTTCTATTCTTCCTAGTAGTACGTTACCTTCTGAGGATACAACGCCCCTTACAAAGCCACTGGTGTGATTGTGATCTACCACCCAATTTGAGGTTTTGTACTCAACAAGTGGGCACTTTTTTGGTTTGTTCTTTTCCCTCCAATCTCCGAGCTTATTCTGAGGTAGGTATTTCATTTACTTCTAGTATTTGAATTTTAGCTCCCTTCTTGGTTGTGCCGTATCCATCTTTACTTGGTTTAGTAGGACAAATGTATTTGATTGCTTGAGCTTTATCATTTGCCCACTTCACTTGGTATCCTCGATAGTCTGGGTGCATATCAAAATGCTTGTAGATAATCTCGTATTTATTCATAGTACCCTTTTGATAAGTGTTTCAAATGCTTTAGCAGCAGTCTGTGGTACTACTCCATTTCCGAGAAGTCGAAGTCTGTCCACCCTATTGGAAGACCCATTAGTTGCTCCACCCAATCGGGGTTTAGCTTCAACGACACGAGGGGCTTCCCATTCGTATTGTTCTTCATTAGGTCTCGCTGGGTATTTTCCCCAACTGCATCCGGAAGAAGATTCCTCGGTTTGTTCTCTTGGCTTTCCTTTGAATACGCTCCCTTCCAATCTCTCGATGTCGGTGTCGGATAATTCTGATTGTGCATTCCGTGAACTTGTTCCCCCAAGTTGTGCTTGCCCCGATCTGTCATCGCTGCTCGACTGTCTTGTTCCTTTGGAGTACCCCAATTCTTCGCATCCTTGTATGCCTTCACACAAGTTGGGTCCACTTGTTCTCTTAGATTCGCCGGATTGTTCCTCCCCTTTCGTGCAGTCATTGCTTGCTTCTGAGTTGCTTCGTAGCTCCTCGGCGGAAGAACATCCATTGTATTCGGAGTTGCCCAAGATGCTTGATGTATTACCGCATCCCTCAGTTTCGCTCCGTACTTCGTTCCGTTCTCCCTCGTTGCTGAGAATCCCTTCTCGTTCATCTCTACATTCTTCGCTACTCCGCCCTCTACGCAGCCCGCTACTGATGGTGTCGGATACGCCAAGGATAAAGACTCTTTTTCTCTGATGTGGGAAGCCGACTTCACTCGCTGAGAATATTCCAGCCGTTGCTTTGTAACCCAATCCTTCCAATGTTCTGAGGACATATCTGAGAACTGATTCTCCATCTGTGGTTTTTGCTGAGATGATTCCTTCGACATTTTCGAGGAAAACAATTCTAGGTTGGCACTCTCTGATTCCTTCTGCGATGTAAGGGAAGAGGTGTCTTGGGTCCTCTGTAGCTTTTCTAGCTCCAGCTTGAGAGAATGGTTGGCAAGGGAATCCTCCAGATAGTATGTCCACTTCTCCACGAAATTTTCCGTATGGGAAGGTCTTAAGGTTTGTATAGATAGGTGCTGCATCCAATTGTTGCGTTTCCATCTTGTTAACCAAGTTCGCAATTGCGAAGGCTTCGATCTCCACATAAGCGATTTCTCGGACATTTGGCAGAACTCTTCTAAGTCCTTTTCCGATTCCTTCGTATCCAGTACAGAGACTGAGGTGAGTGATTGTATTTCTTTTGGTAGTATCCACATTATTTCTTTCTATTTTTTTTAGGTTTAGGTGTCATTCTCTCCGTCCAATATATTTTGGCGGCGAGCTTTGCACATTCAAAGTAGTGATTGAACTCATCGTCCGACCATTCGTAGTGGTAGTGTTCAGCTGTGTTGGTATCGATACATACTGATCGTACCTTTGGAAAGTAATCGAGCTTCAGTTTTTTAGCGAGCATTACGCTCTCGATTGCTAACTGCTTGCAGTCCTTTGGATAGAACTTACCCTTGCCGTCATTGCAACTTCGGCATTTGTAATCGGCGAGAAAGACTTTCTCATCTTTATCTAGCCCAATAAAATCAATGCTACCAGCTATCTTGAACCTACTATCTGAGATAATGTACTCGCAGTCAACGACTTGCACACCCTCTTCATTTACCCAATCTATAAAAGGTTTCGCCCAATCATCGTAAGCACTGGCTTCGCCCTCTCCGTCCATTAACCAATCCTCGATTCGTTTATGAACGGCAGTCCCGAACTCAGAGCTTGAGATCATCTCTCCGGTAAATGGATGCTCTCGAAATCCGTAGCACCATTCCTTGAGTACAGAATAATGTTGGGTAGGATGTTCTCTTGCTAGGTCAACTAACTTTCGGGGCATATAAATACTATCGAGGAAATCGTCTTTAACTATTCCGAGTACAGTTGTAACAGATGGGTACGCTCTTCCTTTCTTGAGGGCTTGGTGCGGCGTAGTGACATCTTCTAGAAACTGTGGAGTTTTTGAGCTTGAGTAGAAATGTGACATAAAAAAGTCCTCCCACGAATGAGAGGACTTGTCAAGCTCTGAGTGTCAGTCAGTTTACTTTTGTTACTTCAACTTATAGTTATTGATTGTATCTTTTGTTACGAACTCTCCATTGTCGTGTTCGAGTATTCGTTTGACTCGTTCCTCGTGAGTCATTTGCGTCCAATCACTTGGGTGTATTCCCCAATACATTATTTCTACTATGTTGTGATAAACGGCGAGCTGGGTAGCTGACGCTGACTTGCCCTCGTTGATGTGGTTGTCGATGATTGTGTCAATCATCCATTTGTTTGCTAGGTATTCCATAATTTTTTCTTTGTACATAATCTCATTATTAAGATTATGAAATCATAATAACAGACACCGAACTCGATGTCAATAAAAAAATAAAACCCCTATTTCTAGGGGCTTGAGAGAGATAGGTGAACAGATGTTCACTACTACGGAATCTTGTCAACTCGGCGAATGTTGTATCCTTCGGTTGCAAGTAAACCCAAAGATTTATATATCTCTACGGCTTCGGCACCTTCTCTCATTATCTTACGATTGCGCTCGATCTTTTCTATATTGTTCTCCCACTTGTCCACAAATTTGGACTGGTCTTCTTTTGAATAACTTGATGAGTCTTGTTCAATCATAGTTCCTCCATATCCATAATAGGTTCAACGGCTTCTCTGATGCAGTTCTCAGAGTAGTTTGTCATAGATATAGGTTCGTTATCTTGATATAGCTCTATTGCTTTACACCTTTCATAACCGTATTCATCTTCTTCAGAAAATAAATACTTAAAGGTAAGACAATTATCCGCTATGTATTTAAGAATATCTTCGGCGTTTCTAGGTGGCAAAGGTTTTGGTATACGTTTGCAGTAGTAGTCTCCTTCAACTAAATCCGAGACGAACTTAGTGTCGAGCGATCCTAGCTTGTTACGGACTAGGACGAAATCATCTTGACCTAAGGAATCAGCGATCCCAAGAGGGTAGATGTAGAATTGTATTGTATCTTGTTTCATATTTAAAAATTTACTTCTATGTTTACATTATGGTTGTTGATTCCGTACTTGAAATCATTATCTGCTACCATTTGGTAGGCTTCTTCACGAGTTCTAGCTTTGATGTAGTAGCTCTCGGTTACAACGAACTCAGTTAAACTGGGTTCGATTTCGGCGGTTGTGGTATTTTTATTCATTTGATTATTAATGGTTTAGGTAAGTGCCAATACTTTGTGCTTGACACGTATTTTATATTGAGTATAATTAGGTAAGAGCGATACCGGTAAGACATCGAATTTACCAAAGGTAGCGTAGCGAAAGTCGCAACGAAAAGCCACAACATCTCGATAAGATGCGTGCGTTGTATGTGATGTGGATCAACTGCGTTTCGAATGAGTTGCATATGTGGCTTGTGGTTTTTAAGGATAGGTGTGTCTACTAGATTAGACTTATCAAAAGCATTACTAAGAAGATTGCGAAACCAGAAGTCAATCCAATTAGCAATCCCTCTAAGAGAGCGAGATTTTCTTTTGTTTTCTTCATAGTAATATACTGCTATCTATTGAACTTTCGGCGGTTCTAATAATCTTCTGTTTAGTTTCGTAATCTAATCCATCTGAGCCGCTATAGAAATTCATATGTTCTGGGATCCATTGTTCCATTTCTTGATCGCAATCGAACTCACGATACCAACATAGAATATCGACATCTTCGACTTCTATTTCACTATAATACTGGGTAGCAACTCCATCTCCGTAAGGATGGGTTTCGGCGTTTTCTATTTCACTATAAGTAATCTCGCATTCAGCAAAGATACTGTAGTGATCATTTTGTAGTACTTCGACTGTAGTAATGTATGTTTCGCTCATATTATTTATTATTTAATTGTTTCAAGTTGAACATCATCATAGCCTTTAGATTTCCATTCTCTTAGGGCTGATTCTGCATCTAATAAGTTTGTGTAGTGATCATCAATACCACCTACCCAAACAATGTATTTTGTTTCGTTATTGGCTTTCATTTTATTCTTTCCAGTTAGGATTATTACTTACATAGATTCTACCCTCTGAGATAGTTTGATTCTCATAATGGCGTGCCATTGCGTCTATAACTTCTTCAGTAAGATTTTGGCGGTCTAGGTCTCGATACCATTCTTCGAGTCCTTGAACACGTCTTACTGCGTCAATATAATTAGGTCTAGTCTCGTAGCTCTTAGCGAACTCGGTTAGGTCCTTTCGGAACTTTTCTTTCTGTGATTGTTTCATATATTTATATTAATTTGTTTAAGCAGCTAGCCATATCAGCTAACTCTATCGTTAAAATAGCATTCTTTGCGGTTTCTATGCAAGGGAAATGTTTTTCGCCCCAGTCTAACTGAACATCGCCTAAGACTTTTGTAATTGTTACAATCGCTTTTGATGTTTCAAATGATCCGGTTTTTTCATTCCAATACGTACCATCTTTGCATTCTGATGCTGGTTCGTACGCAACGAAACGTATATAATCCGTATAAGCATTTATATAAATTTCGCTTATATATACATCGCTGAATTCAGCAATGAATAAATCTTTTAATATTTCTTTATCGGTTGTGATGTTCATATATTTATAGGTTTTATTAAATTAATTTCGTCTAAAAAATGAATCACCGCTATCCATAGGAAACTCAAAATTATTATTAGCTCTTTCATTTATTATCTCAATCGCTTTTGTGGTTTCCACGAATTTAACACGCGGCAATAAATCTACATCGGATTTAATTAATTCTAAACAATCTTGCATTGCTTCGCTTTCGCTTTCATAAAAAGCAATACCAGCTGATTTGTTATCAGTACCAAAAAATTCAAAATACATTTTGTTGTTTGGTAGGTTTAATTTATTTTCTATTACATTTTTCATTTTGTTTTCTTTCTTTTATTGGTTTGTTATTTGATTATTAAAATTGCTATTAATGCAATGATTGCTCCAATGCTGGATAATGAGACAAAAACGGCGTTTAAAAGCGTTTGCTCGCCGCCGCGTACTAATTGGTTGAGATTTGTTTTATTCATATATTTATTGGTTATTGATAAAAATTTAATTGAAGCTTTATCTATTGCAAGGAAATAAAGCTTCTATAAATCTTTATGCAATTTGCATTAATTTTTGTTGCTCGTATTTATAAAGCTTTTCTGTTAAAGCTTCTCTAAATAAAGCTTCTATAATAAAATAAGCTATCCAGCCAATCTCTTCATCGTGATTTGTTGGATCGCAAACATTATCGCAAGCATCATAATAATAGGAATCGTGATTGTTAAAGCTAAATTTAAAAGCGTAAACAATTTCCCATTGATCTTGCGTATAATTAATGCAATCGCTTGCGTAATTAGAACAAGCTTCATCAATAGAATCTTGTAAATATTCCCATATATTGGAATCTTCATTGTGCTTAGTAGCTTCATAAGCTTCTTTAATAGAAGCGATATTATTTAAAACAAATGAATCAACTTCTTCATTTGCTTGATCGATTATTTCATATACTGTTTTCATAATTTATTTTTTATTGGTTATTAGGTTAATAAAAATTAAATGCGGACATCGCCGCGAAGCGATATCCTTATTAATCTTTAGTTATCAAATCCGCCTAATTTATTCATTCTTTCATATAAACTTGCGATTAACTGAATGTAATCAATTGGATCTTCAAATCCATCGGTATCCTCTTCAGCTACTTTTATCCAATGTCTTCTATCTAAAGCGTCACTAGATGGCTCATCTAAAGCTGATGAAAGCAATTTAATAAATTTATCCTTTTCTAATAACTGAAATAATAAATGGACCACAATATGATAACAAGTAAATGGCAAATCTTTTTCCTCGTTATCAATTCCTAAATGATCCCATATTTCATTTTCATTTAGATTATTTTCATTAATGAAATGAGATGCTAACAAGCAATAATCTTGAAAAGTAAAATCAGTTAAAACTGAATCAGCAAGATTATGAATTGCAACTGATAATTTTTCGTGATCTGTCGCGGCGTCAATGCATTTTGTTTCAATTAGCTGATCAATAGATTCTTCTAATGAATCTATGAATTTTGTCATAATGTTTTCTGATATATCAGAATAGCATTTTTGTGTGAATTGTGATATTGTGTTTTTCATATATTTATAATTTATTGTTAAAAGATAATTAAATTTATATTGGCTATAAAAACAGATTGCAAGCTTTTTTTTAAATTATTTTTAACGGGTAAAATTAATGACTCGCGGCGACAAGTAACTCTAAAGAAATACTTTAAATAATGGACCATCAAATCCGGATAGCTGGGTATTAATATATCCTTTTTCGAAAAAAGAAAAAAACATCTCATATCTAGCAAAAAACGTTTGACAGTTTACTAGATGAGATTCAATCTCAATAAATATTAATGATAATGCGACTCAGTCTCAATAAAAATTTAA